CCTGAGCAGCTTCATCGGTTCTCTGCTGGAGTTCCGAAGCTCTGCTCTCAAAGTCAGACTCGTTAGCCTTCAAAGCCTCGAGTGCTGCCTTTGCATCGTTGATCTTCTTACGAAGCATCAAAGCTCTAAGCATGGGTTATTCCTCCTTAGTTGTTTTTGGATTGAGACGTTCTTTCATCTGAAGTCTCCACGCCTCGTCAGCTCTCTTCTTGAGCTCGTCAGCGTCGCGATGTCTTGCAGATACACTCGTCTCTTCGTAAGCAGGGAAAGTGCAAACGGAAACTTCGAAAAGTTCTACATCCGTAATCGTCCAATGGATCGAGCCGTCAGCTCGGAAATCGGTTGCCTCGCTTTTGACCATAAATCCGATCGAGCACTGATCCACGTCTCCACGCTTGACTCGCTCGTATGTGTTGACAGCATCAGAATCTTTCGGATTGATAGTGATACGCCCCCACAGACCGTGTGAGTCAGATTTCAGCTCGAGTGTGTGCGCTTTTGTACGTCCCAGCACGAGCGTCGTGTCGTGGTTTGTCAGTCCGCGAATATCGTTCGAAAGAGAGCTGTCAAAAGCTCCCTCGGCGATGGACTCGGATGCACCTTCCCACATTTCGTAATTGCTATTAAAAACGGCGAAGTAGCCTTCAATGACCATCTCTTCGCCGTCTTCCCTCGTTTTAAACTCTCCGGATCTGAGCTGTAATACCCTCATGTCCGGATGCTCGTCAAAAATCGACTTTGCCATACTAATTGCCTCCGTTTAGTTTGTTTTGATTGCCTGACATATCAGCAGGAATGTAATTCTCGAGAACTTTGAGCTCATCGAGTCCTTCCTTCGGTTCAAGATTGATCCTGTCTCTGGCTTCGTTACCTGTTACCCATCCGCGATCACCCATCGCAGTAAATACTGAAGTGATCTGCTGAACGTCCCAATCGAGCAAAGCCCAGACATTTCCTTTCAGATACCAGTTAGGCGAAAGGATGAGGCCTTTCGTCATGGTCTGCTGAATCTTGTTGACGATCTCTCGGACTGTGGTCTGAATGAAGTTGTTATATTCGTCTTTCTTGAACTCTCCGACGCCGACCAGGAACGACGGAACTCCGACGATCGAAGCTGCCGTCTCTTTGTTCATTTTTACAGTGTCAGCGATTGCCAGGTCTTGAAGTGTCAGAGGCTTTACGCTCTGGACTTCCATCTGCTCTGCCGGAATGATCCACGGCTCGCCTTCTTTGCTTGTCTTCAGATAGTCCTCGGCGATCTCGTCACGTCCGGCTTTAGACTGGAACGCTTCGCCCATAGCCTGCACCTTGACGATGATCGGTGGCTTGTAATCCGAAGCCATGAAGCTTTTTTCCGTGTGAGCTGCCTGCTTCAAGTTGAACGCGATGTCTTTAATCGCGACCTTGATTCCGGTTCCCTTCCACGGATATTGCTTGTCAGGATGAAGTCTGAAGTGTAAGAGGTCACGCGGATCATATTTGACACCGTCAATGTAGATCCAGTAACCATACCCGAGAATGTTGTCAGGCATGAAAGTAACTCTATCCATCGGAACGACTTCAAGATCTCTCAGATAACCGTTTTCCGTGTGAGGTCTTACGATTGCATTTCCGTTGCCATAAAGCAGCATATTCATCGCGATAGCTTCATAAAAGTCCGCTCTTGTTGTGAACGAGTTCGGATCTATGTCGATCTTCCTCGATAGTTCATTTTTAATCCTTCTGTCACCGCCTGCACCGTTTTCCATGATGTGCCACGATACAAGGCCGACAAGTCCGGCAATTACCTGACAGGCTGTCAGGATGGTCGGATCATGGTCGAGTGACGTATAACCAGCGCACTCTATATCGCCGTTCTGGATAAGAGCCAAGAGCTGCTTCTTTGCTTCAGCCTTGACAGCTTCCTTGCTCGGCGATTCTTTCTCGCGCTTCTTTTTCGTCGACTGTTTTGTGCTCATTTTTTTCCTCCGAACCAGCTCGAAGCCAGATCAGGCTTCTCTAAGTCGTTCAAATATCTCACGCAGGCGAAAACGCTCGCGTCGAACAAGTCGATCCTCATGTTCTGTCCGATCTTCTCGAACTGGATCATGTCATCTGACTTTTCTATCGCCTTGACGTTTGCAAGGCAGTATTCAAAAGCTTCAGAGTGCAGATAATAGAGTCGCTTGTCTTTGGCAGCTTTCTCTATGTGTCTGAATCCTTCAGATTTGACGTAATAATATTGAGGCTGGTCAACTACGTTGAAACCAGCCTTTTTCATTCCTATCACATACTCTCTCGCGAACTTCCGGTCGTGTCCGATCTGTACGATCTTGAAGCCTTTCGCCTTCATCATCTGGAACCACTTGACCACTTCGTCAGTGTCAACGGTCGGACTGTTCGTCATAGTAAGCCATCCGTCATCTCTCCAACCGAAAAGAGGTATCTGATCCTCTTCCGCTTTTTGAGCGGCAGCCGTGACCGGAAAGAAGCCGTGAGTGATTATGATGTCGACGTTCTTTTCCTTCCAATGTCCGAACAGAGCAGCAGCAGTAAGGTCGTGGAGCTTTGACAAGTCCGCGCCACCGTACCACTTAATAGGCAGCTTTGCGAGTTCTTCGAGCGTCAGATCATACTGAGCATCCGAAGCCTGAAACTCTTCAAGGTTGAAATATGCCTTCTGTGCTGTCGTGTATATGTTCAAAGACCTCGAAAGGAAGTCTTTTCTCTGTTGCGGATCGTTCTGCGCTTGCAGAGCTTCCTGCATGATGTCATCAGGTCTGATCGTGATTCCATAAGACGGATTCGCGAGCTCGTGCTGTTTAGGATCGAGATAGTCGACATCTCCGTTCTCGTCCTTCTGGGCTTTAGATACGAAGCAGAAGAGTGAATCATCTTTCACCGTACCGTCGAGCACCTTCTCGGCATACTGTAAACGGCCATAACAGAACGAGTTGACGTTATCGCCTGCCGTGGTTATGCCGATCATCAGCTTATTTGTATATGCCTTCATCGCTTCCTTGAAGCGGTTATACTGTGCAGCTTTCTTATAAGCATGGATCTCGTCAGCGATGCAGATATTACATCCGAACGAATCCTGTCTGTCCGGGTTCGCTGCCATAGCCTCGATATAAAGCGAGCCTGTCGGAGTTCCTGAGCTGTCAGTGAACTGCTTCATGATCGAGTGCTCTGCATTGTTATCTCTCACACGGAACTCGTCGAGGATTCCCCGGACGCGCATCGTGTAAATGATCTTGTTAAAAGCCTCGGCTGACTGTTTCAATGAAGCAGCCGTGATGTAGATAGTCGAGCCTGACCGTCTCTCGAGGAATCCGAGAGCCAGGGCCAGAGCTGCAACGAAGAGCGACTTCCCCGATTTTCTCGGGACGAAGATGAACGCTTCTTTGTATCGCCTTTCGTTTGTACCCTTCCAGAAGAAGCCGAGCAGGTTATAAACTATGAAGATTTGCCAGTCCTGCAAAAGCAAGGGCTTATTCTTCAACGGAGTTCCGTCGATCTCTTCACCTTTTTCGTGAACGAATATCTGTTCGATAAATCCGCACACAAAATCAGCGTCTTTTTTCCGTATTACTAAGTCATCACGTTTGAGGTCAGCCAGGAAACGCACACACTCTCTGAAATTGTTTCCTGCTTTGCGCTTTCCGGCTACCACGTCACGAGCATAAGCACACGCTCTCGAGTAATAGCTTTTAGCTTTCATGTGTCACCTCATCATCGTTTTCCTTCCAATTTCTCGAGCACCTTATCAAGTGCGCTGGCTTCCGGCTGCTTCATGGAATCATCCATGATCTTCTTCAAGCCTGCCGGAGTAAGCCCCAAGTCTCTCCAGTATTGCAAAACGTCGCGGTTGATTGATCGCCACGTCGTTAGTAGCGGATTGTCTCGCATATTTTCCTGACCGCGATCAGAAGTGACCAGGACGAGAGGCTCCGCGCCTTCCTCGATGTACTTGTCATAAACTCGGTCACGCTCGGCGAGCAGATCAGCCAAAGTGTTAATGACTTCGTCGAATGATTCCTGATAAGTTCCGACTGTTTCGGTCGCTTTTTTTATCTTTTTTTTCCATTGTTTTGAGTCCATCGTCATTGTCTTCCTTATTTATTGTTTAGTATTTCTAAACTATGAGCCCTCTGGGGTAATTAACCCCCGATTTTTCCGCGCAGTTGGAAAAACC